TCGTATTCCTATATTAAAGCGATTGCTGAAGAACTCCGTGGTCTTGCAGTTGAGGCTAATGTACCTATCGTCTCCGCCACTCAGACGACTCGTTCTGGTTTTGCTTCTAGTGATGTTGACCTTACTGATACGTCTGAATCCTTTGGTCTGCCTGCTACTGCTGACCTCATGTTTGCTCTTATCTCGACTGAGGAACTTGAGGAGTTAGGACAGATAATGGTTAAGCAACTTAAGAATAGATACAATGATCCTACTGTCAACAAACGTTTTATCGTGGGTATTGACAGAGGAAAGATGAGGTTGTATGATTGTGAACAGTCTGCTCAATCAGATATTATCGACAGTGGAGAAGAAGAGCAGGTAGAAGATTCTAAATACTCTAAGAAATTTCAATCCCTTAAATTTTAATTATGCCTAGTTACACAAACCAGGTGCTTGGAAATGATCCCTTGAACATTGGGATTCCTGAACCAACACCACCCAAACGTCCAGAGAAACCACCTGAAGTAAAAATATATGATACACCATCAACAGGTGTTAGCACCGAGAAATACTTGGAGTTTGTTAATGCTGTCACTTCTGACGAGAGTAAACATGATGGTCATTTTCAAGATCGTCTAAAAAATCTAAAGTCAAAAGGTTTTGATACTAATAGATTTATTACTGCTGCTGTAGGATTATCTGCAGAGTCAGGTGAGTTTACTGAAATTATAAAGAAGATTGTTTTTCAGGGTAAAGAACCTACTGAAGAAAACCTCTTTCATTTGAAACGTGAACTAGGTGACATCATGTGGTATGTTGCTCAGGCATGTATGGCACTTGATGTTTCTATTGATGAAATCATTGAGATGAATGTAGAGAAACTCAAAGCACGTTATCCTGGTGGAGAGTTTGATGTACACCATTCTGAAAATCGTAAAGAAGGAGATTTGTAATGTTAACTAGACAAGTAGAAGATTCATTAAGAGCAGCACAAGAACACTTAAGAGATGCTCTTGCATTTGCAGCACGAGGTGAGAAACCTTACGTAGGAAAACACATAGGTTCTTTCCTAGCAGACATTGAGAACCTAATAGATGCACAAGATCTCATAGAACAGATGAGAGACAAGTTAGATGCACTACCTGATGATGCTAAATAGTTGAGTAGAATACTTAAAGATCATGAGCAGATTTTCAGATTTAGTTGGTGGCAAACAAGTTTTGACAGAAGTAATGCCAACTCCAGTGGTAGAGGAACCACCTAGACCAGAGGAAGAGGTAGCAGAATTTATTGCAGAATCACCTGTAAACTTTAAGTCTATGTCAAAAGACGAACTTGAAGACTATGGACGCACCGTAGGTATAGAGTTAGATAGACGACACAACAAGAGAAAATTAATTAAAGAATTAGAAGAACACTTAAAGGGGTAATCACCCCTTTTTTATTTTATTAGATTCCAATGGCAAAAGAATATTTCTCTTTAAGTAGATCTAAAATTTTGAATAAAGCTAGACCTTATCCAAAATTTAGAGAAACTATAATGAACATTCTTAAGAATGCTCCTATGAAAAAGGCAGGATTCATTGGTGATGCAAATTGGCAAGGTGGCAATAAAGCTTGGACAATAAAAGTTTCTGAACAGAATTTTGCTCATATTGTAAAGACTTTGGGAGAGAGCAACGGGAAGAAAAGCATGAGCAAAGGCAACCTCAAGGCAATGACTTATGAATTAGCAACAGGTAAAGTCCTCAATAAAAAGTTAGAATCAATTAAAGTAAAGTTTAGATCAAGTGGTAAAATACAACAAACTGCAGCAAGTACAGAAGAACAAGAAAAAGGAAGTGCATATATTTTTGATAGAGTAGTAACCAAAAGTGTAAGATATAAAACTTGGGAAGATATCGTCGATGACACTGAAGCACACGATGCCTTGTGTAAAATTTTTAGAGGTGATGTTCCTGACAGTTGGTTAATAAGTTACTTTGCACAACAAAAAGTATTACTGGATAAAGTTGCACCAGAAAAAGCAAGTAAGTTTTCTCATAGCGGTGGTTTCATGCAATATATTACAAACTTATGTTTAAAAAAATTCAATGCTGAACTTGGCCTCGGTGGTAAAAAAGATAGTTGGAACCCTGCTGATATATGGATTGTGTTTGGTAATCAGGCAAAAATACAAGAAGAATTAGAAAAATCTACCACAACTATACATGAACTTAATAGTACATTAAGACAAATGTTTCATGATAAAAGAGTGATGGGAATATCTTTGAAGAAAACTGGAAGGGTAGCATATTATGAAGAAGTTAATGTAGATAAAGTATATGGTCCATTTTTTATTCCTAATACTAAAGATTATAATTTTCCTGCTCCAATGAAAAATTTTACAGCAAATTTTAGAATTCCTTATGGTGATGATATGTTTACTCAGGATGTTAAAATAACTATTGAGGGTGGTGGGAAAACATTTGTTTTCCAAATAAAGGCTAACAGTTCTGATGCTAAAGATGGTAGTAATTTAAAATTTGAACCAACTGCAAAAGGTTCTGGAACTGCTAGACTTGGTAAAGCACCTGTTGATAAAGTATCTAAGATACTCAAAGATGATTTTAACAAAACTTTTGTAAATGATTATAGTGAATATCCCAAAGACAAAGAAGAATTTGAAGATAATAAAAAAAACAAAGGTGAGCAATACTTTAGGAAAGTTTTGATTAGTTTATTATCCGAAATAGATACTGACATGAATGATGTTAATGATGTGATTGCTAACATAAAGAAATCTTTTGGTGGTGCTAAAGATAGAGGAACTAATACTAGATGTAAATTGATGGGTTTAGATTTCTTTTATCAATGCTCTCAATTAAAAGATGAAGATAGAAGAGAGTTTATAACTGATATGATTTTCTTAGCACAGAAAAAAGCATTTGCAAAAGTTAATTACTTTGGTCCTTTTGGAAAGATCTATTAGTGCCACTATATAAAGTGTCTACATATGCCTGTACAATGGCATCAAATGCTGCTATAATAAGGATATGAAAAACACCCACCTAGAACATATAGAAGATGAGATCCTTAACAGAGGGTCTAAAGGTGGTAGAGATGTTATTGATTTTCTAGAGGACATTGGTAAGTTTCTTCACCAACGACCAAACGAAATCAACATCACTACCAAGTGGGATGGTGCGCCTGCAATTGTTTGTGGAACAGATCCTGAGACAGATAAGTTCTTTGTAGGCACCAAGTCAGTATTCAATAAAACTAATGCTAAAGTATGCTATTCGGACGGTGACATTGACAAGTATTATACTGGGCAACTTGCTTCTAAACTTAAAGCATGCCTTAGGCACCTTCCTAAACTCGGTATTGAAGGGGTCGTCCAAGGTGATCTCCTTTTTACAAACGACAAAAAATTATTATCTATCGGTGGAGACCGAGTTATTAGTTTCACTCCTAATACTATCACTTATACCATTCCTCTTGGTAGTTACCTTGCTAAAAAGGTATCCAAGGCGGTATTGGGGATCGTATTTCATACGGAATATCGTGGTGACTCCTTATCTTCGATGGATGCAAAGTTTGGATTCAGAAAGAATATTCAGGATCATGAGGATATCTTTGTTCCCTCTGCGAATTTTACTGACTCTGTTGGTGCTTCTAGGTTTAGTGCTATTGATAGGTTGAAGTTTGCTGCTCTAGTTTCACGTTCTCGTGGATCTCTAAAGCAAGCATCACTCTTTTTAGATTCAATGCAAAAGTCAGACTATGCAATGCCAACAATATTTAAAAAGTTTTTCAACTCATATGTCAGAGAAGGTAAGACACTAAAGAGTGCATCTGTTGTTGTTCGTGACTTCTCTAGGTATTATGCATCTGTTCTAGACAAAGAAGTTTCTTCTAAGAAGAGCAAATCTGGTAAGGATAAATATATACGTATCAAAACACTTGGTCTCAGGTTTATTGAGAAAAACCAAAGAAGCATTTATATGACAATTGCTTCTCACATGAACATTACACAAGCAAAAAACTTTATTATTCGTAGACTTGAACGTGCAAAATCTATAGGAACTTTTGTTCGTATCAACAATGGATATAAAGTAACTACTCCTGAGGGGTTTGTTGCTATCAAGAATGGTCGTGCCATTAAACTTATAGATCGTTTTGAGTTCAGTAGAAACAATTTTACAGTAGCAAAAAACTGGGATAAGAAATGAATTTTGTTGATTTCATTAAAGAAGCAACAAGCACTGCATCTCAACAGGCAGCACGTCTGGGGTTGCAGGGGAATGGTCATGGAGATTGGTATGATAACAATGGAAAACTTGTAGCAAAAACTGTAAAAGGATCTCTGAAATTTTTTGGTAAGAAAAAAGGTCCTGGTGAAGATGAATTAACTGGTCCTAAGGATTCAGTTTCTGGACAGAAAGTTCCTCATGATCAGCAACAGGCACCTGCAGAGGAAGAACCTGCAGAAGATCAACCAACAAAAGGTCCTCTAACTGTTGGGTTTGGTAGGTTTAATCCACCTACTATTGGACATGAAGCACTGTTAGGTGCAATAAAGAAAACTGCTGCAGATGGTGAATATAAAGTATACCCATCTCATTCACAAGATGCCAAGAAAAATCCTTTAGATTCTGAAACTAAAGTTGGTTTCATGAAGGCAATGTTCCCTGATCATGCAAACAATATTGTTCATGATACAAAGATGCGTACAATCTTTGATGTTCTCAAGTCTGCATACGCTGATGGTCATAGTGAAGTAAACATTGTTGTAGGTGATGATCGTAGATCAGAGTTTGAAAGTTTGGCAACTAAGTATAACGGTCAACTTTATAATTTTGAAAATATTAATGTTATTTCTGCAGGAAAAAGAGACCCTGATGCAGAAGGTGTTGAGGGTATGTCTGCATCGAAACTTCGCAAGGCAGCGATCGATGGTGACTTTGATACTTTTGCAACTGGTGTTCCCAAACCATTAGACAAAAAGATGACTAAAGAATTGTATAATACAGTTCGTAGAAACATGGGTGTCCAAGAAAATTCACTTTGGCAGATTGCACCTAAGTTAGACTTCCTTAATTTAAGAGAAAACTTTGTCTCTGGAAATGTCTTTGGTGTTGGTGATTTGATTGAAAATTTAAATCATGGTTTGATGGGAAGGATCATTCGTCAAGGTACAAATTATGTCATTGCTCTTACTAAAGAAGGCATGATGTTCAAGTCTTGGATCAAGGATATCAACGAGGTTCATGAGGTTGGCACCGACTCCTATAGGGAATATGTACAGAGAATGACGCCTCTTGAAAAAGTAAGATCTTTTACAAAGATAAATAAAAATAAGAAGAAATCAAGTAATCATTGAATTTAGCTATGTCTAATCCATTTTCGGAGGCATTTGGGGAGTTAAGAAGACCCTATCTCCAAGAAGAGTTACCCCCACGTAAAGCCAAAGGAGGTGCAGCACCTGCTGGATCGACTGCTGCTGCAGCTTCAAAAGATGAAGGTGGCGGTTCTGAAAAGAAAATAAAACAAGCAGTCTATGACATTAGATATAGAGCAAGAAGAGAAGATATAGAATTGCCAGCAGCATTTTCTCAGTACATGTCAAACACTAATATGAGTGCCATGGAAAAGAAAGCAGTAAGAGGAAAACTGTTTGGCGAAGCAAAGGAGACACTTGATTTCAGTTTCTTTTATGAAGATTGGGTAGATGAATTTACCGAAGATGAATTAGTTGAGATTTTTACCGAAGCATTAGTAGAGTGTGATGAAGATGAGTTTATAATTGAGTCAGTATTAGAACAGTTTGACACAGAGTTATTAACTGAAGCACCATCAAAGCATTCAGCATTTCCTAATGTTGCTGTACAAGCACCAGATAAAAAGAAGGCATCATCACCAACATCAAAACCTTCTGGAACTATAAACCATGCAGCTAAGAGAGTAGAAAAAGTTAGAGCTGCAATGAAGAAGGCAGGTCCTGCTGCTAAAAAAATTAAGTCTGGTTTAAAATCAGCAGCTAAAGGTGTAGGTAAAGCAGCAACAGGTGCTGTAGGTGTAGGTGCAAGAGCAGTTGGTACTGCACAAAGAGCAGGTAGTGCAGTCAAGAGTTCTGCCAAGAAAGGTTATGAAAGAGGTAAGTATGGTGCATCTGGTAAACCAGCATCTTCTGGTTCAACTGGTAGTTCATCATCTTCTAGCGATTCTGGTAGTGATAGTGGTGAATCTAAAGGTTTCACTAAATTCTCTTCTAAACCTGGTGGTAAGAAGAAGGGTGGTCTTGTTAGTGCCATTAAGAAAGGTGTTAAAAAAGTTGTATCTGCAACAGCAAGAGGTGCTGTAGGTGCAGTAAAAGGTGCAGTGAAAGGTGGATATGAAGGTGTCAAGAAAGGATTAAAGGATGAATACACCTATATGAATAATCCATTCCACAATGCATTTGTTGAGTATAGAGGTCTTAGTGAAGAACGTAAAGATGGTAAAGACAAAGTAAGAGTTACTGATAAGAGTGGTAAGTCTTATGTTAGATATGCAGATGCAGTCAAGAAGTCTGAACTTCGTGCAAATCCAAATATCCAATCTGTAAATCCAACTGATCACGGAACTCCATATGAAGGAGAGAAGAGAAAGGGACAGTATACTGCAAGAGCAAAAGCAGGTAAAAGTTTAGATCCTGTAGGTAAAGAAGATGGTGATGTGAACAATGACGGTAAGAAAGATAAGACTGATAAGTATTTGATGAAGCGTCGTGGTGCAATTGGTGCAGCGATCAAGAGTAGAATGAAGGAAGATCTTGATGTTCCTAGTGAAGAGATTACCGAGATTATGGGTAACACTAGCAACAATCCAAAGATAACTCCTAAGAAAGGTATTAAGAATACTGTAAAGGTTAATCCTGAATTAGGTGAAAGTGTTATTAAATTGGAAGATGTAGATGTCGTTGATCTTACAGATTTCCAAGAGAAGATGACTGATTCTCAGGTTGATAAGAAAGAAGATATCGTCAAAGGAATGAAAAAGAACTTTGCTGATATGAAGTCTCGCTATGGTTCTCGTGCAAAAGAAGTTATGTATGC